AGAGATGTTAAAACATATGGAAGATAACTATGTTATGGCTCCTGCTAGTGGAAAGACATGGTATCACAATGCTTTCGCCGGTGGATATGTAGATCATGTTAATAGAGTAGTACAATATGCTGTAGAGCAGTCTAGATTATATGAAAAAATGGGTGGTACTTTAGATTATACTGAAGAGCAATTAGTATTTGCCGCTCTCTTTCATGATTTAGGTAAGATAGGAGATGGAGATCAACCAAACTATATACCTCAGACTGATAAATGGAGACAAGATAAGCTTTCAGAAATGTATACTTATAATCCAGACCTTCAATTTATGTTAATTCCAGATAGATCTTTATTTATTTTACAGAAGTTCGGTATTAAAGTAGATCAAAAAGAGTTTTTAGGTATAAGATGCCACGATGGAGTGTTTGATAAGGCTAATGAAGCTTACTTTTTCAGTAATGTTGAATCATCTAGACAAAAAACAGCTTTAGTATCCGTTTTACATACTGCTGACTTCTTAGCCTCTAAGGTAGAGTACGATATGTGGAAAAGAAACGGAGGATCTTCACAACCTAAATCCCAGAAGACTAAATCAACCACAGGTAAAAGAGTTAATTCTTCTCAGGGCTTAACAAATTTACTTAAAAATATATAGTATGAACATTAATCCTACCACTCTATACATAATAGTAACAATTTTAGTTGCTTTTGCCGGAATTTTATCGTATATTACATATAACCTACTAAGAAAGGTAGAGAATTACCAAGATATTACTAATAATCAATCAGAATACCTGGTAAAAGTCTCTTCTTTGATAGTAGATACACAAAAGCACCTAAACAATCTTGACGAACGTGGGGTTTTCAAGTCTGATGATGAGGTCGGTTATTTTTTTGAAAATATAAAACTGATACAAAAAGAGTTGGACAAATACCAACTACCCGAAAACTATGCCAAGAAAGAGATCAAAAGCTAATTACTTTACAAAAGAGACAGAAGAATATATAAACAAGTACAACTCTTCAATAGACACCGAATACCGTAATAAGATATTTACAGAACACATCTACTACCCGTTCTATAAGCTAGCAGAGAATATAATACATACATTTAAGTTTTACTACACAGATGTTGATAAGATTGAAGACCTTAAACACGAAATAGTCTCTATGCTCTTAGAAGAAAAGATTATGAAGTTTGATAAGGATAATGGAGCAAAAGCTTATTCATATTTCGGAACTATAGTAAAAAGGTGGTTAATAAATTATAATAATAAAAATTATAAGAAGTTAAAGAAAATCGGAAGTTTTGATGATATGGAAGATTCATACGATACTCCATTTTGGAAAAACGAAGAAGACTCTATATCACTCAGCCAATTTCTAGATATATACGTAGAAGAAGCATATGTAGATTTAGAAAGTAATTTTACTAAAGAAAGTGAAAGAAAGATAGCGGATGCTATTTTAACTATATTTAAAACAAGACAGGATTTAGATATATTTAAAAAGAAAGCTCTGTATATATACATAAGGGAAATGACGGATTGTGAAACTCCACACTTAACTAAAGTGGTAAATAAGTTAAAAACACACTTCTATGTTTTATTCGATAAATATAATGATGTAGGTTTAATTCGCACAAAAGAACTTTAAATCTATTTATATATAAAAACGTATGAGTACTGATAAAGAAATTTTTAAAGGTAAATCATTATCTGATCTTTTTGGTGAAATCTACGATAACTCAAAAGAGACAAAATCTCAAGTGAAATCCCTTATTGGAGAATTAAAACCTCTAATAGAAAACATTGGCGATGCAACATTAATAGTTCCTATGATTAAAGAGTATATGGAAATAGGTGTTAAAAATGATGATGCACTAGTAAAACTAGCTACCATTATACAGAGAATGGAAATAGCTCAAACTAAAGGCGGCGGTGAGGATATGTTTAACTTCGAAGACCTTCAATCACTACTTGAAGAATCAGAAGATATACAAGAAGAGTTAGTAGATAAACAAGAGGATAACGGTAAAGAAGAAGAGTAAAGTCATGAGTATAAAAGGACCGGACTTAAGAGACGATGAATTTAATACATTAAATAAACCTGTTAGGGTTATAGATGTAATAATAGATAAAGATCATCCTAGATATGAACTCGCTGGTAAAGCAGCAAGTGTAGGTGGTATATTCTATAGAGAGTTAGGACTGTCCTATGATGATTCTGAATCCGGAGAAGAAGCCTTTACAGGTTTCGCACATCCATTGAACCCTAATATAAACACACTTCCTCTAAAGAATGAAATAGTATACTTAGTTAAAGGTCCAAATAAGATAATAAGTAACTCCGGAGACATCGATGTAGATTATTATCAGACAGTTTATAAGATATTTAACCACCCCCATGTTAACGCCTACCCAGTAAAAGATGACGCAGACGCAGAGGTAGATATTCAAGACGGATTAAACTTAAATCCAGAAATTGCCCCTTTACAACCGTACCCAGGTGATACTATAATAGAAGGTAGGTTGGCACAATCGATACGAATGTCAGGAGGTTTTTCAGAAATTAATCCATTAACAGATGAAGATAACATTAACGATCCGTTTATTCTAATAAGCAACGGTCAGACTAATGTAAACTTAAACAAGAACGGTATATACCATATAGTAGAAAATATAGATAAGGACCCTTCATCTATATACTTAACATCCAACCACATAGTACCAATTACATTAGCTAATCAAAAAAGAGATAGTTACGACGATGTACCGGACTTACCAACTAAGTACCAAGGAGAACAGGTAGTACTAAACGCAGGAAGATTAACATTTAATGCTAAGACAGACGATATATTAATATCAAGCGCTAAATCAGCAGGAATAAACGCAAACACAGTTAACGTAGACGCTAGCGATTACCTCTGTATAGATGCACCTAAAATCTTTTTAGGATCTAAAGCACGTGAGTATAATAATGAAAAGAAACAACCAGTAATGAAAGGTCACGAGGTTGAGCAATTTCTTAGCGATACTATAGATATACTTAAATCAATGTGTAACGCTATGCAAGCAGCTTCAAACGGAGGAGGACCAGTAGTAAGTTTAGTAAAAGAGGGAGCATCTGCTTTAGCAAGATTACAGCAACAACAGGCTCTTATAAATCCAAGCGGAAAGTCAAATCTTAAATCAACTAAAACCTTCGTAGAATAATGCCGTGTACTATCCCTCCATCGCAACTAGGCCTTTTTATAGGTAAATTAATAGGTAAACTAGAAGGGCTTATTATGGCACAAGTAACTAAGTTAATAGCTAAGGTACTTCAGGAACTACTAGGTAATTTCTGCCCAGATTTATCTATACTGGAAAATATACTTAAGACAAGAGATTCTCTAATTAATAAGATTACATTAGTCGAAAAGAAGATTGAACCTATAGCAGCATTTGCTGATAAATTAGATCCTCCGATAAAAGCAGCAAAAATAATTATAACGTTATTAGAGATGCTACCAGTGCCAGGTACTATCGGTTTACCTCCTGGACCAGGTGGGGGTGTAATATACTCTATTTCAGTAGGGAAACAAAACAGACTAGCTCAACTGTTAAACATAGCATGTAAGATAGTAGAGATGCTAGAGCAAGATCAGAAAGCTATCAAATATGTAACAAACTCAGCACTAGCAACAATGACACCAGTCAAAGCAAAGCTAATGAGCTTAGATTTTAAATTATTTACATGTGTAGATAAATTACCCCAGGATCAAAAAGACCATATTATGTCTGTAATAGAAAACCTACCGTCAAATGTAGGTTTACTTGACGAGAAATCCATAGATGATGCAGGCGGAACAGTCTACGGTTACACTAAACCATCGTCAGGTAAAGAATATACAATAAAAATTGAAGAGGATAAAGATTCACCTAGTTACGCAAAACGTCGTTACGCTGTAGTCTACGATTCTTTTAATATAGCAGTACTAAAAGGTCCTAAATCCTTTAGTTCTTCAACAAGAGTGTTGATAGACGAAATAAAATTTAGAATTAATAACCAACTTCCATAACATAACTATTTATATATATGAAACTAGATCAACTAAGAAAAATAATCAGGGAAGAAGTACGATCTGCAGTTAAATCAGAATTACAAGAAGTAATGAATGAGGCAATTAAGATCGCAAGCAACCCTAGTGCACCACAGGCAACAGTAAATACTCAGAGAGTACCTGTTAAGAAACCAATAGTAGCACCAAAAACAGGTAAAACATCTCTAGATGAGATGTTAAGAATGACTAAGTCTACGATGACTAATCAAGAATACAAAAACGTATTCTCTGGAACATCTAACATGGTACAAGGAGGCACTAATATGGCTACTAGCATGGCATCTCAAATGGGACTGCAAGGAGGACCAGCACCCGGAATAGATATAAGTTCTCTAGACTTTGTTAAAAAAGCAGGAGAAGTATTTAAAGCATCTAACAATGTAGATGCAGCAAAACAATTAATATAGAGTAAATGGCATTTGAAGCAAAAAAGATTAATCCGTTAGATTTACAACCTAGAAAAGCAATAGGTGTAGCGATACCTTTCTCAGGTAATGCTGTATTTAATTCTACATATCAATCTATTGATGCGATCAAAGCAAATTTAATAAATTACCTACTAACAGGAAAAGGTGAAAGATATCTTAGACCTACGTTTGGTTCAGGACTTAGAAGTATGCTTTTTGAAAACGCTACTGTTGAAAACTTAGAAGATATTGAAGTACTAATAAGAGAAGCATTAGTAAACTATTTCCCTGAACTTAATATTATAGACTTATTTCTAGAAAATAAAACAGAATATAACACAATAGAGTTTGGCTTAAAGTTTGCCATAGTAGGAACAGACTTAGAGGATGAAATCTTAATTAACATAGTATAAAAATGGCTCAAAATATTAGTATAAAATATACAGACAAAGACTTTAACAGCTTAAGACAGCAGTTAATAGAGATGTCTAAGAACTACTTCCCAGATAGCTATAACGACTTCTCTGCAAC